CCCGTATGGTTCTCGACTTTCTCTCGCTCGACCGGTACCTTGAAGCCAAAAAACGGAGCCCAAATGGCTATCGAACGCCGCAAGCCACGCGACCGGGCGACCAACTACGGCAAGCTTCCCGACACGCAAGAGCGGGTCGAGTACCTGCGCGAAGCCCTGCGCCATGCGGAGAGCATGGTCACGCAAGCGGAAGAGGCACGGTCATGGCAAGCGGCCGTCTCGGCGAAGCGGCTGGCGCTCCAGACGCGCGACGAACTAGACCTCGCGCTTGCCAAGGCCTCGGCCCCTGACGACACTATGAGCGATGAGCAACTCCTCTCGATCATGGTCCAGGCCATCGCCTCGCTACCGGCTCAACACCTCGAGCGCCTCGAGGACGCTATCGCGATCCGACGTGGAGCTCCTCCCGTGCGACTGGTTGAGACTGCTTGAACCTCGCCTCCCTCGCCACGGCGACGAACACGCTAGCGCGCCGAGCCCACGCGGACCCGCTGGCCTACTTCCGTCCGACGCCGCCGCAGCTCGCCTTCCTGAGCAGCAACCATCCGATCCGCTTGCTCCGTGCCGGGAACCAGCTGGGCAAGACGTGGGCGGGCCTCGCCGACTGCATCTATCGGTGCCTCGGGTCGCACCCGTACACGCTGGTCAAGGCCGCGCCTATTGAGGCGTGGGTCGTGGTCGTGTCGTGGGAGCAGAGCCTCTCCATTCAAGCGAAGCTCTGGCAGCTGCTCCCGAAGGATGCCATCGAGCCAGACTGCGAGTACACGCCGGGTAAGGGCTTCCGCGGTCGCACGCCCATCGTCCGCTTCAAGAACGGCAGTGTGCTTCGCATCCGCACGGTCAACCAGGGCGCCCTCGCGCTGGCGGGCTCGACCATTGACTACGTGCTCATCGACGAGCCACCGCCCGAAGAGATCTGGTCGGAGCTGGCGGCGCGCGTGCTGCGCCAGCGAGGGCGCATCGCGATCACGCTCACGCCGATCGGACTGCCGCTCGGCTGGCTCAAGAAGCTGGTCGAGGAGCAGGTCGTGCAGGATCTGCACTTCCCGCTCACGGTCGAGAACACCACGCCCATCGGTGGGCGTCCTCTGCTCACGCGTGAGGACATCGACAAGCTCGAGGGGCAGGTGCTTCCGCAAGAACGCGCCCAGCGCATCCACGGCGAGTGGGACTCGGGATGGGTCGAGGGTCGCGTGTTCAAGATGTTCGATCCGACGCAGCATGTCCGCGCCGACGTTCCGGCCGGCGAGGCGCTGATCGGCGTGGGTATCGACCACGGCACCGAGGCCGGCGCGCAGGTCGCCGTCCTGACGGCGCTCGTCCGCGACGGCGGCGAGGGGCACCCGAAGATCTGGGTTCTCGACCAGATCGTTTCGGACGGCATGACCACGCCGGACCAGGACGCCGCGGCGCTCCTCGCCATGCTCAAGCGATGCGGGCTGCGCTGGGAGAACGTCGACCGCTGGGTCGGCGACCGTAAGGTCTACGGAAAGCGGAACGGTTCGCTCAAGTCGAACGCGATGCTCATGTCCTCACTCGAGCGCGCGCTTAAGCTCCCCACCGGGAGCCTACCCTTTCGCATCCACACGGCCTATAAGCCTCGCGGGTCGGTGTTCGAGGGCTATCGGTTGTTGAGCGCCGCGATAGCGAGCATAAGCACAGCATAGACAGCCTCAGGTACTGCCTCGAGCTTTACACCCGGCGACTTTATCAGCCAACTGCGATAAGACTAGGCTAGTGGGGGGTCCATGTACGCGTACACGAAGATGCCGCAGCCGCCGGCGCCGAGTAACCCCGACGAGGCCGCGCGCTGGGAACACACCCGGCATCGTCGCGCTCTGATGGAAGGACGCTGGTCGCGTCTGCTTGAGGACCGTCTCCAGATGCAGCTGGGCAGCACGCGCCGTCAGGCGTGGGGCATCCCCGACATCAGCAGCAACCCGTTCAAGGTCGTGGCTACCGAGCTGGCCACTCTCTACGATGCCCCCCCGGACGTTTCCCACAACACGGCCGGCGGCGCAGTCGATGCGCTTTGCGGGTCGAACGGACTGATCGCGCGTGCCGGGCTTTGGCCGCAGATGTCCCGCTTTCAGAGCATGGTCATCGCGCTCCGCGAGATGTGGATGCGGATCGATGTCGAGGACGATCGGCTTACCTACCGCCCCGTCTCGCCGGACATGACGATCGCCGAGGCCGACCCGAGCCGGCCGACCGTCCCCCTGGCTTACGCCGAGATCCGTCTCCGGCACTTCCGCGGCGAGGCCGTGTGGCTCTGGGACGTGCTGGACATCCGCGACCCGGCGAACCCTTCGTACACGGTGCGGGTGGCGAAGGACGGCGGCATGGGCGAGGACGTGACCCTCGAGGTGCTCGGAGCCACCTACTCGGGCGAGGCGTACCCGTACCGTCGCGCAGACGGCACGCCGATCCTTCCGGTCGTGCTCTACCACGCGAGCCTCTACGGCGACCGACTCTTCGACGCCTTCAACGGGATCGAGCTTTACGAAGGCTCGCTCAACCTCGCGGTTTACTACTCGTTCCTCGCGCACACGCTTCGCGATGCATCGTTCCCCCAGCGGTGGGCGATCGGTGTGCGGGTGGCTGGCTCCGATATGGTCGACGGCGGTACGCGCGGTCAGCGCGTCGAGGTCGGCGATGGAGCAGCAGCCGCAGGTCGGACAGTTCAATGCGTCGGCTGACGTGGAGAAGCTCGAAGGGACGATCGCCGCGATCGCTCATCGCCTCGCCACCGATGCGGGCCTCTCGCCGAGCGAGATCCAGCGCACGTCGGGTAGCGCGAAGTCCGGGTATGCCATCTCGCTCTCGCAGGACGGCAAGCGCACGGCGCAGCGCAAGTACGTCATGCAGTTCCGCGACGCGGACGAGCGCCTCGTCGCGATCTCGGCCGCGCTCTTCAACCGGGCTACCGGGTCGCAGTTCCCCGAGGGCGGGTACTCGGTCATGTACCGGGAGATCCCGCTGTCGCCCGAGGAGATGCAGAGCAGGCGGGCACACGCGCTCGAGATGATGGAGGCCGGCCTCATGGACAAGGTCGAGGCGCTCCGGATGTTCGGCAGCATGACCCACGAGGACGCCGTCGCGCGCCTCGAGCAGATCACGCTTGCGAAGGCGGCAGAGGCGCGCATGCTGGAGAGCGCGCCGCCGGCCGTTGAAGAAGGAGAAACAGGAGGACGGCCGGCGACGGCCGCACCCGATGTATCCCCTGCACACGCCGAGGCGATGGACGAAGTCGCCGAGGAACTCGACGCGGCCGAGGAGGCCCTCGCCGCTCTCGACCTGGACGAGGCGAACGCGGCCGTCGTGGCGGCTGTCATCGAGAGTCTCCGCGAGGCGCGTGGCTACCTCGGGCTCGGGCCGAAGGTCGAGGCAGAGGTCGAGATCCACGACGACATGGAAGAGGACGAGGACGAGGAGAGCACCTGATGCCCTTCATCTCGGAACGTCAGCGCGACTATCTGAAGCGCGAGCACCCCGAGGTGTACCGGCGCTTCCTGCGCGACGAGCGCGCGATGGGCTTTGAGCTCCGCGCCCCCGTCGAGGTCGCCGCCGTCGCGAAGCGTGGACTTGAGAACCGGCGCAAGTATGGACGAGGCGGGACGCTGGTCGGTGCGCGTCGGGCCTCGCAGCTCGCCAACCGCGACGTGGTGAGCATCGAGACCATCAAGCGCATGGTCGCGTACTTCGAGCGTCACGAGGTGGACCTCGAGGCGCCGGCCGCTCGACCAGGGCACCCGCAGTATCCGAGCGCCGGGCGCATCGCGTGGGATCTCTGGGGCGGCGCCCCCGGCCGTGCATGGGCCAAGCGTCAACTAGCAGTCTGGGAGCGCGTGCAAGCCGCACGCGAGGAGGAAGAATGACCGAGGAAGGAACGACGACCACGACCACGAACACGACCGAGGCTGGCGACAATGGAGCCGGCGCACGCATCCGGCAGCTCGTCGCTCGCGTGAAGGAGCTCGAGGGGCGCGTCAGCGAGCTGACCCCGCTCGCCGAGAGCGCCGAGAAGTACCGGGCGCAGATCGAGGAGGTCAAGGCCGCGAGCAAGGCCGAGCGTGAGGCGCTTCGTACCGAGCGAGAGATCGCCGCGGCTGGTATCACCGATGCCGAGGGTATCGAGTACGTGCAGCACGCCTACAGCCGGCTCCCCAGCGAGGGGCGTCCCCCGCTCGCGGAGTGGCTCGGCAACAAGGACGCGCTCCCGAAAGCAGTGCGTGCCTACCTGCCCGAGGCTGCTCCCGCCGCTCCCGCCGCTCCCGCTGCTCCCGTCACGACGGCGATGCCAAAGACGAACGCCGGCACAGTCACGCAGACGCCGCCGGCGACGACCGCGTGGACGCCCGAGAGCATCATGCGTCTGTCGCCAGCAGAGTTCAAGGCGAACGCCGCAGCGATCAAGGCGGCGCTATCGGCACCTTGACATTCTGTCACGCTTAGGCATACCCTAGCCGTGGGGACACTCCCCACGCGCTCGGGGCAAGCTCCCGTAAAAAGCGACAGGCGCGGCAACCTCGAACCTATCTAGGAGGCCACTATGGCCAACATCGATTTTGCCGCTCTCGACGGCAACGCCCGCGCCGCTGCGGTCCTGTATCAGTCCATCGTGATGAAGCTCGCCGACACCGGCAGCCTCCGCAACGCGCCCTGCTTCCTCAACGTGGGCAGCGTGAACGGCACGGGCTCCGACTCCATCCAGGTGCCTGTCGTCGGCCTCAACGGGACCGACATCATGAGCGCCCCCGGCGACGGCGTGAGCGTCAGCAACACCTCGATCACCTCGTCGGCCGCGACGGTCGTTGTCGCGCGGCAAGCCCTCCGATACGACCTTACTGACTTGGCGCGCGTGAGCAACTCCGTGCCGGGCGGCGTGGACCTCGAGGGTCTGTCGAACGCGATGGTCGCGGCCTTCAACGGCCGCTTCAACCAGCTGGCGTGCAACCTGTCCTCGGGCTTCGCCACGCAGGTCGGCAGCACGGGCGTGGACCTCACCACGGACACGTTCTACTCCGCGATCTTCGCCCTGCAGCTCCAGAGCGTGATGGGCGAGTACGACGTGATCCTGCACCCGCAGCAGTACAACGACCTCATGAGCAGCCTTCGGGCCGAAACGGGTCCGGCTCAGTACCTCCCCGCCAACCAGGCACAGACTTCCGCGCTGGGCACCTCGTTCAAGGGCAAGCTCTTCGGTGTCAACGTCCACGTCTCGTCCTACGTCATCACGGCGAACGCGGGCGCGGATTACCGCGGCATGATGCTCGGCAACGGCGCGATCGCCTACGCCCTCGGCACCCGGCGGGTGGCATCATCATTCCGGCCGGCGCCCCTGTGGCGGTCGAGTGGGAAAGGGATGCCGCGAGTGGACTCACCAAGGTGGTTGGCAGCAGCTTCCTCGGCGTTGCGGAGCTGCAGGACCTGAAGGGCGTCGGGATCCTCTCCGACCTGTGATGGTCTGCTAGGCTCCGCCTAGCGCCAAGGCGTGTCCGTGCTTATGGTACGGGCACGCCTTCGTGCGTAAGGAGAAACAGATGGCAGCGAACTTCGGAACGGCAGACGGTGGCAACTTTGCGGCGCAACCCGCGTCTCGTCCGGCTGGAATGGCGACCCTGCTCAACCTGCCGAGCAACGCGGCGTGGTGGTACACACACCATCCTGGACACTGGCAGTGCGTGGACGGCGAGTGGCTCCCCGACCTCGGGCAGATGGTCGCGATCCCCGGCCTCAACCGCGTGGACAAGAACGGCGACACGGCGCTTGCCGAGGTGCACCTCGGGAAGAAGGGCATGATCGTCATCCCGTGGGAGGTGGAACCCGGCGGCTACTGCATCCAGTACGCAGGCGCGAACGGTCCCGTGTTCCTCTCGAAGTGGGAGAAGCCGAAGCTCGTGGCGGGTCAGACGCGCATGACGGTGGACACCGAGGGCTACCGTGCCTTCCTTCGGCGCCTCGTCGCGGATGGCGTGATCAAGGTCCCCGACGCCGACTTCATCAACGTCATCATCGAGCGCCAGGAGCGCGTGGTGAGCGAGCACCAGACTCGCGCGCCGACGCATCCCGGCAGCGCGCTCGCG